ATGAAGAGAATATTTATATATATATTATTACTTTGTGCATTCGCATGTTCTGCTAATGATAATGTTTTTTTTGGCAAGGGCAACAAGCATCAGATCTCTTTTGCTGCGGGAGAAAGTATAAGAAGAGGAGGGGTTGAGCACTTATATACGGCATTTCTGACATACAGTGAACCCAGCGATTTTTTCTTTTTACAGGCAAGAAATAATCTGGAGTTAGGAGGATTTAAGGCTAAGGGGAACGATGATTGCAGTAAACATTCTGGCAGCGTTCCCTGCAATAAATATAACCAGGGCGTATTGGGTATCTCGAAGGATGTGGCGCTGGTTCATTTCGCTGGCATCTATACCGGTATTGGTCTGGGGGCTTATATAAAATCTAAGTCGCGAGATGATATGCGTGTCAATTCTGCATTTACCTTTGGAGAAAAAGCGTTTCTTGGCTGGAACTTTGGGGCTTTTTCTACAGAAGCTTATATCCGGCATTTCTCGAATGGATCACTCACGGATAAAAATTCAGGGCATAATTTTGTAGGTGCTTCAATTAGTTATAATTTCTGAAGTTGAATAACAATTAGCGAGTTGCTGGCTGAAGGAGTAATTAATCACCGTACGTTGTCTACAAAACGTGTTGTGAATAGCCGATCGTTATCGACCCTATGGCGACAGGGAGGCTAATTGTTAGTGACAAAGAAGTGGTAGGCCGTTTACCTTACCAGAACGTTTTATTATTGCTGCGACAGATTGCTTACTCATTTACCTGCCACTGCAAACATTTCTTCCAGCATAGGGTATAGATGCGCTTTTTCTGTTTTAGTACAAAAATGGTTTACGTTATTTGCCTGCATTGACTTTACGTTGACCACTGCACGGGAAAGGTGTCCGATCAGTTTATGCAAAATCAGTTCATGCAAAATAACGTCTCTGGCATCAGCTAACTTTTTAATTGCAGGCATAAAAAAACCAGCCCTGGCAGGCTGGCTTTTAAGGGGAATTTTGGTCGGCACGAGAGGATTTGAACCTCCGACCCCCGACACCCCATGACACCGCCCCTAAATCAGCGCAGACCGCGCCGTTACTGGGCTGGAGACCTGTTTCACTGTACATGCAAACAGTGCATAATCCGCAAAATTTGCGCTATATACATCAATGGGTTAACCAGGGGTTTTTCCCCACTATTTTTTGTCAATCGTCGGACATTTTTCCTAACCTGTTTTAATCTCACCATGCGGAACCACTACCCAGTCAATGTGGTTCTGCGTGTATATTTTCGTTGATTTCGCATCGCTATGCGCCATGCGGCCCTGCGGATCAATCCCTTGTTTATCAAACAAAAACGCTGCCAGCGCGCGGATTTCGTGAAACGTGGGGCGCTCGTTCATTTTCATATTGTCGCACAGCCCCAGGCGGTCGCGAGTCGATGAAAACGCCCGACTCAAATAGTCCGGCGCAACCTGGGTGGGGTGCGACACCTCTTTACTCCGTTTATTATTGCGCTCAGGTATCCGGTGAACGACAAACGGGCTGGCGACGTTATCGCGGCTATTATCAATTATTCGTTTCAGTTCCTCGCCGATAGGGATCGCCACATGCGACGCCTCTTTTTTCTGTACCTTTTGCCGGTGAATATACAGCGTGCCGTATATCCCGTTTTCCGGCGCCGGCAGCCAGAGGCACCCACACACACCGTTTTTCGGCTCGCTGATCGAGTACCGAATCCGGGACACCTCCAGCCGCGCGTGAGTTGTTTGCATGGCCAGATCCATCGCAGTCCTGAGCCACGGTTCGGCAGCACGGCGAATTGCCTGGAACTGATCGAGTGTTAACCGGCGACGAGCTTTTTCATCAATCCGGCGCATTTTTTTGCGGGTTGCCGGGTTGTCAAACATCAGCGATTCATCGACAGCGTATGAGAATAATTTTTTCAAAAAACTCACTTTTCTATTCTGGACGTTGGCTGATGAATCGGGGTGATATTGGGTTATATACGCGTTTACGTGCTCCAGTTCGATATCACACGCCGGAATTTTTTCGAAAAATTCCTTAACTCGCAGTGCATCATTATTCCAGTCGTCCAGAGTGCTTTGTGAGGGGCGCTCGTCTTTTATCGCGCGCTCCATGATGTGATCGACGTGCTGCGCGAACGGCTGGCCCTCCCCTTTAATCCCGCCAGATTCCCTGATTAACCCCTCAATAGACGGCGCTGATTCCGGGCGCATTCGCTGGTTATACTCACGAGCAATAGCGATGCACATAGCGCGATCCGTTCCGAGAGTCTTTTTTTTCCCTGTAATCAGAATAAATTTATATACCCCCCGGTCTCTGTCAAAAAACAGGTAGTCAGGCAGGTGTCGGTATTCCCTCTTTCGTGGTCTCGCCGCCATGATAATTACTCACGAATTAGCTGGAGAACAGTGCTATTGATAACTGATGCGACTCCCCATTTTTCTGAATCGTAGACGAACACAGAACCATCTACGACCCGCCCGGCGAGTAGTCCGTTTTCGATCCAGCGCCGTATAGTGCGATTATCGGGGATTGATTCTGCTGAAAATTCGCGGCGGCCCCACAGGCTTGCCTTCATTAATTTAGCCATTTCACGCATCTCATGGATGCCCGATAATTCTATATCGGGCATTGATTACTGATTATTAAAACTCACTCACACTCTGCATTTATCACGCAGACAGCCAGCATTACCGCCATTTGCGGTAAATCGTCGTAGTCGGCGCGGTAGGCCGGGTTAGCGCACATGCCCTGTAGAGCAGCAATAGTTAATTGCTGCTGATAGGTCAGTCCGCCGGCCGCCGGGGTTGCTGGCTGCTGTGGTCGCTCGCTCTCCGGCTTCAATGTAATAACAGGCGGTTCTATTACTACCGATTTCGGCGGAGCTGGTTTGCGATATTCGACGATCGCATCCATGGCAATTTTGCGGCGAACGTGCTCGCTCTCATCCCACGAATAAAGAACGCTGGTTGCCACATCATGAATTTCCTCATCAGTAAAATCTGGCGACAGGCAATATTCAGTCACCACGATATCGTCGAGTAACAACGGCAGAACGTGCGAGACCAGATGGCCGGTACATGCCAGAACGCCGGTTACCTCATCAGAACTCATGATATTTGTGCGCCCGGACATCAGATCATTGAGCGCATGAGCGATCTCGATTTCGCGATTATTTACTGGCTCGCGAACATCCTCAACAGCCGCATCGGGAATATTTTCGGTAGACCCTGCGTTACTCGCGGATGGCTCGGGTGTGGTGTCGGCGGAATTATCATTTTCAGCCGCGGCCGCCAGATCACGATCAATATCCGCGTTTATTTCGTCGTTGCCGGATTCAGCCCACGATTCCTGTTTATTTTCATCAGGAATATTTTTAATCAGCGGCAGCGGGGCGGATGAACGCCCGCAGGCAATATCAATAACCAACGGAGGAGGGGTGACAAAATCGAACGATGCGATGCATGTGTCGATATATTCACGTACCTGTCCGGGGTAAATATGAAAATTTTCGCCTCTCGTTTTAATTATTGCTACGATAGCAGCGGCGGCAAAATTAGCCCACCCTGGCGTCCGCGTGATGCAGACAACCCAGCCGCCAACCTCGGAATCGTTTTTATCGCTCATTAGCGAATTGACGCGCAACTCAATCCCCACCGGTGGGCAGTGAATATCAAAATCCATTGAGCGGGCGAGAACACCCAGGGCAACGTAACGGCGCATCTGTACAGCGGCCTGTTGCAATTCGCTAATCGTCCGCCCGGGTTTTGCTGCGGCATTGGCTGCGCCGTCCGTTGTGGGCTCACGTTTATGCGGTGGGGTATCCAGCCATGCCGTGATAATTTTCGCGATATCTGTCCACTGCGCCGTCGGTCTGGATTTTTGCCGGACATGCGCGAGCAATTCCACCTGACGTTCCGGAGACAACGCCATAACGCGGCGATCACGCGATACGGCCTCGGCCTGTTCGCGCAGAAAACTGGCCTCGTCGCTATTTATCAGATCGATGATCTGACTGTACTGGCTGGCGGTGATTTCCTCTACAGCACCGAACAAGACCAGGCTACCCGCGCGGTAGTTCGTCGACAGATTGCGGACAGTGGTCAATTTGTCTGCCGGATTTTCCGGTGATTGCTCACTCGTTTCAGCGTTGCCGGATTCAGCCTGCACAGATTCTGGTTCGCCGGTTTCAGCGTTCCAGATCACCGTGTCGTCATAAAAATCGTTACTGAACACATCAAACGCCGGGCGCGGGAGTCCCGGGCGATCCTCCCAAACTTTAACCTTGAAATAATCGTCAATGAGTTGCGGGAACTCGGAGGCGAATTTTACGAAAATTGCCGCCTCCGCAATCGCCCGTGAGGCTGCATTTACAGCGATAGCGAACGGTTTCAGATCCGGGTTTTTCTTGAGTGCGCCAATTTTTGGGAAATATGAGCCGCCGTATGGTTTTAATTCAGTCGTCATAACAACCTCGTTATTTTTTTGAAAAATGATTACGGGATAATAGTTTTGGTAATGGGTTGCGGTAATTTTTTTGCGCCGCTAAAAGTTTTTTAATTCTGAGCCGTTTTTCATGGCATTTGTCGCAGTAATATTCCTCACGACGATAAGCGCCCCTTCCTGACGGCTCATAATGTAATTGCGTTTTATCACCACGAAAGCCACAGCCGCCGCGACAATAAATTAACTCACTCATTATTTATATCCTGTGAAATGGTTGTAATAACCCCTGCCCGGCAGGGCATAATTAAATAAATAACTGATTAGTGAATTAGTGTTTTTCTCTACGATACCAGTTGGCACCAATTGCAATTTTTATTTGCCTCATTGCCTGCTGCCACATTTCACCGTCACCGAGGTACACAGCTATTGCCAGTTTGGATTGAGCGGCCCGGAGTAATTTTTGATTAATCATGTTGTTATCCCGCCTGTGGTTTAATCGCGAGTGTTTTTATCAAACCAACGCTGGGCACCAGCTCTTGTTTTGAAATTTTTGCTACGGGTGAACAGCAGGGCGGTGAATGTGCCATCCTCATTAGCAAACACGCCGCGAACTACTGACTCACCGTTACCTAAATCCATTTTTTCCATGATTTGCCCCTCATCTTTCGCCCTTAAGCCGGGCCGGCTGAACGTTTACCTGTCGCACCTGTGTGCTTTGATGTGTACAGTGTCAGTTATTACCTGACACATGTCAACAACGGGCTTACATAATTTTGCTTGTATCCCGGCTGACTGATCATAAGCGCATAAAATCTATGCGGTTTTACGCCATTATTTTTTTTAGGTGGGTGTTATTTAGGTGTGCTGAGATTATTTGTCGCGACGTTTGATAGGCGCCTGATGCTGCTGCTCGAGCTGGCGGAGTGCTGCTATAGCTTCAGAGTACGGGAGTTGACGGAACGCACGGAGTAGCCGGACCTCGTCTCGGCAGTGAGCCGTTCAGCGAACGCGGCATATTTAGTGGGTATGAATTGTTATTTCTGGCGGGTCACTGGGTCAACATTGTTAGCGTAATAATCGCGTAACGTCTCCAGTCTCATTTGAAACGCTGCCAGCATATTGCGCTGCTCGATTGGGGGTAACGCCCTGTATACATCAACGAGCGCCTGTTCATCCTCGCTGAGAGCGCCTGCCGTTTCCTCTTCTTTCCCCGTGAGTAGCCAGGACAGAGAAACATTCGCTGCCGCTGCTATTTTTGCGGCGGACTCCTTACCGATAGTGCCTCGTTTGTGCCAGCCGTTAACCGACGATCGACTAACGTCAGCAATTCTGCCCATGTCGGCATCATTCCAGTGATTGCGCGTCGCTATCTCGTGAAGCCGCGCTGATAGCGGTGTGTCGTACGTTGTTTTCTTCATGCGGGCAATTATACGGCTTTACCTGATAGAAACAATTTATATTCCTGTTGACACGTTGTAAGGTTATGGCTGACAATGTCAGTCATAGGTTTACAAGAGGAACGATTATGACGGGTTTGGATAGAGCTATAAAAATTATCGGCAATCAGCGCCGCCTGGCCCTGGCGCTAAACGTCAAGCCCATGTCGGTAAGCGGATGGGTGCATAAATACAAGGGGCGCGTTCCGTCGGGGCGGGTGCAAGAAATTTTTCAACTGACCGGCGTTACCCCGCACGAACTGCGCCCGGATTTATACCCGAACACAACAGACGGCCTGACCAGTTCGGCAGAGGCTACACCGGCACGCCAGGGGGTGAGTGAACAGGTGGGCGAATCAGTACGCGAGTGTGCAGAAGCTCATTGCGCAGTGCTCACAAACGCGCCCCCTGAGATCCAGGAGCGTGAGGCTCTCCAGGCAATAGCCGCGCTGGTCCCGTTTGTGCCCGGTCACCGGGTCTTGATTCTGCCGCGTGAGCAATAACCGGGGGATCGCATGAGCACTCGTATTTTTGAGATTGTCCAGGGCATGTCCGGTCAGGGGAACAGCATAACAATTCCGTGTCCGTATCTGGATTTTTTCGCAGGCGATCAGCAGGCGCATTTGTTGGCGGCAATATTGAATCAGTTAGTTTTCTGGTCTGGTAAGTCTGAACTGTCAGATGGCTGGTTTTACAAGAGTTACGAAAGCATTGCCCGAGAGATTCACGCGGTTACAAAAGACCAGGTGAGGAAGGCGATTAACAAGCTGGAAACTCAGTATCTGCCAGACATCATCGAAACCAGTACCCGAAAAGTAAATGGTGCGCCGACCAGGCATTACCGCATACATGGTGATGAGCTAATCGCCCGATTGTTCCCGCCAGCTCTGGAAGTGGCAAAACTGCCACATGGAAACGGCAATAACGCCACAACTATGGAAGTGGCAAAACTGCCACATGGAAGTGGCAAAGCTGCCGTTTCTTTTCTCTATACAGATCTTAAAACTACAGATCTAAACCCCACACATAACGCGGGCGAGGAACAAATCGGAACAGGTAACGAAAACCTGATACCGGATTACCCTGGACAACCAGGGATGTTAACAACTGCCGCGCAGATGATCGGGAAATTTGCAATGCACCCGGACTGGCGACCGTCGGACCAGTTCCGTGCTCAGGCGGTTTTGTGGGGAATGCCGATACGCGAGGGGATTAACCTCACTGCGGAACTGAATAATTTTATCGCCTACTGGCAGGCCGAGGGGAAAGTGTTTCACCAGGTGCAGTGGGAACAAAAATTCGCTCGCCACCTGCAACGAGCGCCAGCAGCACAGCAACAGCGAGGTAACCAACATGCAGCACCTGAATCAACTGCAAACAGTGCGGTACAGCAAATCAGAGCAGCCCGCGCTCAGCGTCTACGAGCGCGAGGAGAGGGCCTGGAAATTCTGGGAAACGATGGGGGAAATTTACTCCAATCGCTGGACCAGCAAAAACGGGGCGGAACCGTCGGACCTATGGATTGCTCAGATTGGGAATTTGACCAGCGGCCAGATGACGAGCGTGTGTAACGCGATGGTCGCTCGCTGCGCTGCCGGTAACTCGTGGCCGCCGGATCTGGCTGAGTTTGTCACGCTGGTGGCGGATTGTGAGGGCGGCGCGCTGGGGCTAAAAACAGCGGACGTGATGGGCGAATACAAGCGCTGGCGCAACGAGGCCTACCGGTACGACAGTTCGGAACAGTTCCCCTGGCGGCACCCGGTTTTATACCAGATTTGTACAGAACTGCGCCGCACTGGAGTAGAGCGCCAGATGACCGAAAAAGAGCTCGAAGTGCTGGCGGCAAAAGAACTCGCTAAATGGGAAGCGCGCGTTGAGAGCGGAATGCCGATCCCTCCAGTCAGGAAACAAATTGCCGCGCCGCGACACCCTGCCGGGCCAACGCCGGCACAACTGTTAATCGAAAAATATAAGGCCCGCAAGGCGGCCGGTTTGATTTAAGGGGGATTTTATGAGCAAGGAAGGGGACGTCACCATTTTTGAATTTATCAGCCGCAATCCCGATCTGACGTGCGCAGAAATAAGCGCCGCCACTGGTCGGCCACGTGAATCAGTTTCCCGCATGATCGGGCAGCTCAACGCGGCTATGAAAATCACCAGATCCGGGCGCAAGGGCGCCGCGCCGACGTGGAGCGTAAATAATTTTCCGTTTGGTTGCAGCAATCCAACGCTGCTCAAATTTAATCAGCTATTGAGAGAGGTGCGTCGTGAAACAGTCTGAACTGCCTAAATGCCCAACCTGTGGCAGCACCGTTGAATATTTTGCGAAAGAGGGTCGATGGGCGGGAACCGCTGAAATTCGCTGTGTTGGACACCACCGGATCGGCGCTCATTTTGCGGCAGGAGACAAACGCGGCGTCAGGGAACGCCTGATCAGGGAGTGGCACGAAATGGCGGAAAACGTGAACCGGGAGAAAAACTCATGACCGCAATAAAAATTTACACCGCCACACCGGCGGATTTATCCCCTCCAGTCCAGTCTGAATCGTTTTGTGTGGATCTGGTGCTGGCGTCGGATTATCGGGAACTGGAACAGAAATCAGAGCAATTGCAGGAGAGCTCGTATAGGGCTGGCCTTACAACCGGCTGGAATCTTGGTCTGGCGAATAACAACGACGCCTTCAACAAATGCCTGGCGGCACACTCTACCGCCCGTGGTGGCATCCAGGTTGTCGAGGGAGAGGGACAATGAAAGAGCGCGGAATGATTTTTAACGCTGAGATGGTACGGGCAATTCTCGAAGGCAGGAAGACGCAGACGCGGCGCCCGGTGAAGCCGCAGCCAGAACTGACTGAGAGATCCGGTTTTTCGTGGAATGGCGTTGTGTTTGGTTCTGGCAGCGACGACCGTGAAACCAATCGCAATTTTGCCCACGTCAAATGCCCGTTTGGTAAGCCTGGCGATCGCATTTGGGTGCGGGAAACATTTCAGGGGCCATTATTCGATTACGAGCAAATGCAATCCTACCTCGAAGACAGCTCGAAATTCGAAAAACCAGAGTTTTGCCAGTATGCCGCTGATGGCAAACCCGCGCCGGAATATTACGACGCTGACGACAATCTGCATTGTGGCTGGCGCCCATCAATCCATATGCCGCGCTGGGCATCACGTATTCTTCTGGAGATTATCGATGTTCGCGTGGAGCGCCTGAACAGCATCAGCGAGAGCGATGCTACCCAGGAAGGGATGATGTTCAGTGATTATGGCGTTGGCAGATTCGGTCAGCAAAGACCTGGCCATTCATGGAAACCCACAAACCACACAGATGAATGCCTTCCAAATGCTCGGATGGCCTTTGCTAATTTGTGGGAGTCAATCTATGGCGAGTGCAGTTGGCGGGCTAACCCGTGGGTGTGGGTGATTGAATTTAAACGCGTTGAAGGCGGTGCAGCATGAGCAACATCGACAAACGAGCGCTGAACCAGGCAGAACTCGAATCCGCCCTGCTGGAGCTGAAAAGAATTAGCGAACAACCGGCTGTCAGCACTCACTATGCCCGTGTTTTGCGTCAGCATATAGCCAATATGGGGCGCCGCATAGCCGAGCTGGACCAACGCCTGATTGAATACGCGGGAATTGCAACCCGTGAGGCTCGCCGGGTGGCAGAACTGGAGGCGCGGACGGTGAATCTACCAGCAGCATGCGCTGATGACGAGTATTTCATTGATGGCGTTTTCCAGGCGTTGCGTTACGAGCGCGATATTGAAAGAGCAATTATCGCCGCTGGCATCAAGGTTAAGGAGTCGTGATGTCACAGCAAACTATTTTAGACGTGTGCTGCGGCTCCCGCATGTTCTGGTTCAACAAGCGGGACACCCGCGCCGTGTTCGCTGATATCCGCGCCGAAACGCATGCCCTGTGCGACGGTCGTCGCCTGGTTATCAGTCCTGACCTGATTGCTGATTTCCGTGCGCTGCCGTTCGCTGGCGCGTCGTTTCCGGTGGTGGTGTTTGATCCGCCTCATTTGGAGCGTGTCGGGCAAACGGCATGGATGGGCAAAAAGTACGGACGCCTGAATAAAAAAACGTGGCGCGCCGATATCCGCGCCGGATTCAAAGAGGCGTTTCGGGTGCTGCGGCCACACGGCGTACTCATATTTAAATGGAACGAAACGCAGATTCCGGTAAGCCAGATTCTGGCGCTGACGGACGTAAAACCAATTATTGGCCAGCGAACCGGGAAGAACGACAAAACCCACTGGATTATTTTTGTGAAGGGCTAACCCATGACCACTATTACCAGAGAACAGCTACACGAACGCGCACGCCGTAAAGTGAAAGAATTGGAATTTGCCATTACGCAGAGTGCATTTACGTCTATTCGTGATGGTCTGGAGGAAGAGTTAGAGCTGGCACGTATCGCACTGGCAGCGCTTAATGATGAGCCTGTAGCGTACAACCAAGTACAGCGCGACATGATGAAGGACATCATCGTCCGTAAACTCGGCGGCAATCTTCTCGGTTATAAACTAATGATGGCCGATATTCATGCAGTAACAATGGCATTGATTCAAGCGGGATTCAGAACCGCCCCGCCAGCGCCGGTAGTGCCGGAGGAGTGAATTTCGGCGAGTGGATAGATAATCAGGCAAAACAGACCCGCTGCGGCGGTTTTTTCGTATCCGTGCTATTGCAGTAAACAGGGGGTAAACATACATTTTACATAATGCATTGCATTTATTTATTTTGGTGAATTATATGAAAGATTTTTACAGCAACCGGGATCGTAAATTCATCGATAAACTCGAAGAATTACAATTGCTTGACGGAAAATTACTGGAGCTGTCACTGTACGTGGAACGTCGTGCGCAGGTTTACACAGACGTTACTGGATGGCTGACTGCGGAGCTGGAATCCAGAGGGCTATTCGATTCCGGCCTGGACGTGCCGGCTACCGTGAACGCCTGTATCTGCGGTGATTCCGCCGCGCCGTATTGTAACTATCGAGACCTCGCCGCCGAGTTGTGCGACGGAATGCACCTGGCGCCAGAAATATTCATGATCATCGGGATTCATTTTGTTGTCCGGGTGGCGGCTGGCAGAACGGGAGATGCAGATACGTATTTTGATCACCTGCTGCGGCCTGCGGTGTGGGCGTACAGGCTGCGCGAGTTGCCGCGAACGGCAGGGCGGCAGGGTGGGCACCCGACAAACCGCCACAAAGAGGAGGCTATGGCGCTGGCAAAAAAACTCCGCGCCGAAAATCCCGGTATTGTTAAAACAAGGTTGGTTCAGTTAATTATTAGTGAGCTGCGGGCTAAATATAGCGATCTGCCCCATAACTCAACTGTAAGGCGATGGTTAACAGATATTTATAATATGAATTAATTTTTGCGCATAACCTGCTTATAACCATCACAAGCTGGTTTTGAAAATTTACATGATCAATAATACAGCTCATTATCCCCGCAGATTAATTTTATTGAGACAGCGTTTTCAGAAAATGATACTGTATATAAATACAGTATTCTGTCTCTAATTTGGTGGGTGATAACATGAACGAATTGAGACTATTAGAGATTATTCGCCTGAACGGGCGTTACGAGGTTATTAATCAGGACGGGCAATTTATTGTCAGGCCGCTGGGTGAGGATGAGATCATCATTTCGCCGCGTTCACACCAGGAGTGCGTAAAACGCTTTGGCAATCCTGCCAATTGATTTATAATTATCAAACCGGCTGAACACCGGAACCTGTCGCGCCAGACTGGAAATGAGGTTATGGCGCAAAATATCTGCAATAAAGCGTCGCTGGCTGCCTGTGAGGTATTCAGTGACTAAAATCGATCGTATCTGGCTGTCCCGCGTAGCCGCGTTGGGTTGTATTGTCTGTAAAAATCTCGGTTTGGGGAAAAACGCCAGCCGAAATCCACCACGTCAGAACCGGACAGAGAATCGGGCAGCACTACTGATTCAGGTTGTGTCCGAACCGGACGGGGGCTGGTGATGATCAAATACCAGATAACCCCCGTTGGCAAACCCCGCATGACGCGATCTGACAAATGGAAACAGCGCCCGCCGGTGTTGCGCTACCGCGTGTTTTGTGACGAGGTGCGCCTGAACGGTGTCACGCTGCCAGCGAGCGGGGCACACGTTGTTTTTGTGCTGCCTATGCCGGCGAGCTGGAGCCAGAAAAAACGAAATCTGATGCGCGGTCAGCCGCACCAGCAAAAACCTGATTTTGACAACCTGATTAAATCACTGCTTGACGCAATTTTTGACGACGATGCCCACGTCTGGGATGCCCGCGTGTCAAAAATATGGGGCGATGAGGGAGCGATCATCATTCAGGAGGGCGGATCATGACCGCCCTCGTATACGGGTCCGTTTGCAGTGGCATTGAGGCGGCTAGCGTTGCCTGGGAGGGGTTGGGATGGCGGCCGGCATGGTTTGCTGAGATTGAGCCATTTCCATCTGCTGTGCTGGCGCACCATTGGCCGGAGGTGGTTAACCTCGGCGATATGACGAAAATCGCCTCTGGCATCCGTGCCGGGTTGATTGAGGCTCCCGATGTGCTGGTGGGCGGTACGCCGTGCCAGGCGTTCAGTATTGCCGGGCTACGCGTCGGGCTGGAGGACGCGCGCGGGCAGTTAACGCTGGCGTTTGTTGATTTGGTAAATGCAATTGATGAAAAAAGAAGAGAGCAGGGAAAATCCCCCGTTATCGTCGTCTGGGAAAACGTCCCCGGAGTTCTGTCCAGCAACGACAACGCTTTCGGGTATTTTCTCGCGGGACTTGCCGGCGAAAGCTGCGCGCTGGAATCACCAGGGAGAAAGTGGACGAACGCTGGTTATGTTCTGGGACCAGAAAGAGCTGTCGCCTGGCGAGTGCTCGACGCTCAATTTTTCGGAGTGGCCCAACGACGCCGCCGTGTGTTTGTTGTCGCAAGTGCTCGAGCCGACATTGATCCCGCAAAAATACTTTTTGAGTCAGAAGGCGTGCGCCGGAATATTGCGCCGCGCCGAGAACCGCAAGCGACGGTTGCCGCCCTTACTGCGCGAGGCGTTGGAACGTGCGGCGCTGACGACAACCAGGCACAGGCCGGGCATTTGATAGCGTTTGGTGGCGGTAACTGCTCCGGTGCGATTGACGTAGCGGCGTGCCTGACAGCAAAGGGGCAGCGCATCGATTTTGACGTGGAAACGTTCGCAGTACACGGTACGCAGGATCCAGACACTAATCACGAATTAGCGCACACGCTGGGGCGTAACCAGGGGCAGGAAAACGCCGTTTATTCAGTGGCGTTGCGCGGGCGTGCTGGTGGCATGTCGGCAGAATTAGGCGACCAGGTGTCGTGCGCGCTACGCGCCAGTGGGAGCGGGAAGGCGTATTTACTAAATAATTTACGTGTGCGCCGATTAACTCCGCGCGAGTGCGAGCGCCTCCAGGGATTCCCTGACGATCACACCCTGATCCCGTATGGGCGTTTTATTCGACCTGAAAAAATGGATCGTGATTACGCTAAATATTTAATGAGAGGGGGCCAATTTTCGTTTGATTACTGCTGTCGTGCAGCCGCTGATGGCCCCCGATATAAAGCGATCGGGAACAGCATGGCCGTACCAGTCATGCGCTGGATCGGGAAACGAATATCTGACGCACTGGAGCAGACAATATGATGACCCCCCGACAGAGACGCGCCCACCGTTCAGCCCTGGAAAAAGCGGCGTCCGCCCCAAACAAGCGCTGGCTAGGAAAATCTGTATTGCTCACCGGTACACAGTCGGCCTGGATCAGTTCTCTCCTGAATGTGTGGGGAGAGTGCGAGCGTGGGGAGGCAGCTCCGCGAGCGCCACATACTCACACCTGCTGGCAATCACTGAGAGGCGGGCGCTGGTCTGATAAAGCGCTGGCGCGGTTTACTGAGGCGTTGACGCAGGCGCGCGAAGAGGGGTTCAGGGGCGAGCGGGCGTTAAAGCGCGCCCGGGCGATTCTCTGGCCCGTTGCGCCGGTCAGCGTGATAGACGAGGCGATCACAAACGACGACGCCGATTTTATTGAATCCTGCGTGCTGGAGGCGTTCGAACAGACCGATCCGGTTTATATCGTCGGGGTGCAGTATTACACAACGCGAAAAAAAATCGCGGATATCACGCGGGAACTACAGCAAATCGCGCCGTGGCTGACAAACGACGAGGCGCGCAAGCGCGTGCGGTGGTGCCTGGAAATTTTCCGGGCGCGGGTTTTTTTGAGCGCCCGCCGCCAAATGCGCGATGATCAGGAATAGGGGCATCTACATTACCCGGCGATTATAACAGGCAGGTGTATCCCCCTTAACCAGAACAGGGGGCATCCACCTGATCTGGAATTTTTTTGGATTCCCCAGCCAGTACCCGTGCCAGTGGGCGCGTCTGATGTGCGGTTGTATTACCCTGCCGGTTGGCCCGGCCAGGATCTGACGCTGCCAGGTTGCCCGACTGGCCCGGAGTATTGATCCAACCTCGCCGCCAGTTTTGATAACCGTCGGCGCGTCGGGAGGAAACAGGCGATAACCTCGTTTTGTTTTGACTGGTGCCGGTCTGTACGCTGAATAGTGACCAAAATCTGCCGAAACACTGCAAATATATAGCACGAGCGAAATCAGCGGGCCGCAGGTTTCCGCCAGGTTATTCCCTGCGCCTGGCGCGATCTGATTGATAGCGTCTGATAACGCTCCGTCAATAATCGGAACCGCGATCGGTATCAGGTTGTCCGGTACGTTCAGCAGCAATCGTAATTCCGGTGATTTAGTGCGGGGGTCGTAATCACAGTGCGCGAAAAACCCAGCGATATTGTCCCGGTCCGGCGTTTCGACGTAGATCCCCCACTCAGGGAGGAGCGTCAGAACCTCGGCAGGGAGGCGATCTACTGGCGTAGTGATTAGCGCGGAATACAAATCCGGGTCGAACTGATAGATCCCCTGCGTGGCACGCCATGCGGACAGGCCTGCCAGTCGGGCAATATCCGTCGCCATATTATGCAGATCTGCCCGGCCAGCCCACTCGGCTCGCACGCATTTGTATATTTCGGATATTGGCGCAAAACACCAGGCGGGCCACCCGGCGCTCTCTCTGATAGCGTCAATTTTTCGCCATATATCCGGGTAGACTTTTCCGGCGCCGGCGAGGTGGTTTTGTGGCGAGAGAGGTGAATGCGACATCCATTGTTTCCTCGGTCAGGGTAATTAATTCACGGAGGAGCGAACAGCGCCGGAATAACCTGGCGCACGCCGCTCTTGCTCTCCATTCCGGGTTGGGTCTCCCGTCGGCCACAATACGAAATGCGATCGGCGTGACGTGCTCAAATTTGATCATGTCGGCGATGTCGTACACCAGCGCTTTACCGGAGTGTCCGTGCATGAATCCAAAATACGGGGAATAACCAGCGTGAATAATCGCTATTTCGGTTAACCCGTAGAGCGCAGAGTTACAGATACTGATAGTTTTATTAATTGGCGTGAGGGAATCCCATTTGCCGGTAGTTTTCCGCCCGTCCCACTCTATACCGTATTCGGCTGCAAGTTTTTTATAAATCTGGCGAACCTGCGCCCCCTCATATCCCCTGACCACGTTAATTCCGTGTGCGGGGTGGAGTATTTTTCCGAACCGGCGGGCCAGCATCCACCGGGCCACCTCGTCAATTACGTAAGGCGTATTGCTGGCAACGATTTGTCTCGTGGCGTTATCGCCCGAGGCGTCCACCGGGAGCCACGCCTGCAATTTTGCAGCCCCATTGCTGGTTATAAACAGGTGCACACCAGATTTGTACGCCCACGACACAGCTCGTCCGGACAGTGAGCAGCGTTGCCCTATGATAAGATCACCGGCACGCGCGATAACGGGTCTGATTAACGCTGACGGGAAGATCTCAATTAGTCCGTTTCCGGTTGAATCAATGGTGCTGTTTTTAAGCCAGATAATATTCATGAGGTTGACCCCCGCTTGCGCGGGGAACGTAATTCGCGCCGGTTTCTGGTGGGCGGGTTATTTAGTGAGTCGATCTATCGAATGTTTTTTTTAAAGTTTTATTGTCGTAGCCTATTGCTAACTCGACGCTGAAAACTCCGCGATAATAAAGCACTGCTAACACCGCTATTGCTGTGATAAATAAAAACATATTTAACTCCTGTATTGATAATGAAAGCCCCGACAAAGCGGGGCGGCTGGATTAATAGTTGATGAAACAGCTTTCTACGAAACGCTCACTTTCTTCATCGACGCTGACGGCCTCGACAAATTCAACTGCGTAACCAGAATTGATGGCCTGTTTTTCAACGAAAGAGAAGAATTCTTTTGCCTGCGCGTCGTTCATATCGAAACGGCCAGCAGCATCATAGGTGTTGATAGTGATAGTAGTCATTTTTGAAACCTCGTGGTTAGCGGTTGGGACCATTCCCTGACCGTGAAAAGATAATAACATGCACGTTTAAAGCGTGCAAGTGTTTTATTTACTTTCCTTTGGTTTTCTTTGAAGCATTGATTTTTAGCTGATGCATCTCTCTATATGCAGCGCCAGCCAGCGCAATTGAGGCCGGTATGTTGTATTTATCACGGTATTCATCGCATGTCATGCGGTGCCTTGAGCGCAAATGTCTATCGAGTAATACATATTTTTTACCACATTCCAGGCACTCAATTTTATCGCCAGCACTGTATGTAAGTGTATCTCCCCGGCTCGTTATTTTCCCTCGCGATGGCCCAGATGGTGATCTGCGTTTTAACTGACTGATGTCGCTACCGTCATGTAGCCCTAATGCCTCTATTTTATTCGAAAGAGAGCCTGTACCTTTATATCCAAGCATGCGACTTGCGACGTTAAGGCTTACTTGCTCTCCATTGACTATGAATAATCTCGGTTTGGTTATCCCTGGTTTAGTGTTTTTCAAATGGCTGATGTCATCACCTAATTTTAGACCGTTTCTCCGAATACTCCTTGACAGAGTCGACTGCCTTGAGTACCCCAAAATGCCGGCAGCATCGCTGAGAAACATCATCTTTCCATTAACGATGTACGATCTTTTGCTCGGTGGCCTGTTTGCTGGTACTGATGGATCAGGAATGTTCGTTACAATCCGCCAGATAATCGCAATTCTGCTGTCGGTAGAGAGCACTCGATAGTCCCTTGCACCCGGTGACGCGAAGTACGAATAAACAGATTTTTGCGATATCTCTGCCAATTCCGCAAATACCATGCGGGTTATTTTTCGCCCGGTGAACTCAGAAATTCCAACGCTTAAAGCCTGCAAAAATTCGCACTGCGGCATAACCAGATATTCATTAACGTCTATCGGGTACATTTTTCGATCTATGAGTCTGGTAAATAACTCTACATAGTGATTTGTCATATTCGCCAGATCGCCCATTTTCTCGCAATTGATTCCAGATTAGACAGATACGTAACCTCGTAAATCGCGTTATTCATCTCATCGATAGCTGCCTTGCGATCCTGTTCGTCGGAAAACTCGTAACGATCGGCGATTTCCGCAATCATTTCGGCGGTCACGTCTTCTCCGCTCATCTTGTCGGCGTTTGCCATGTCTAAAACTTCCTGAAATTTACGCTCTAGTGCGCCCGGCAGGTCATTCGCAATAGTAGTCGATACCCGTGATTTTCCGGTTAACCAGCGGCGAATAGTTGAATCGTTAATTCCGAGCAGTCGGGACATTGGCGTGATCCAGTTGGGGCCAAATAGCTCAGTGCCGATTTTTTCAATTTTTTCCAGGTTGTTCATGTTTTCCTCGGTATCCCGGACAAATCGGGGTTAGTTGAATTACGCTGCCAGTGCAGCAGATTTAATTAATTTGCAAACGTCGCTCATGGACAGATCGCGAGAGTTAAATCCGCGAGCATGAATTTTACCGTCGGCTGCATCAAACCAAAATTTTGTCGTGCTCAACATACTGCGAATACTGCTGGCCCGACAGTTGCTCAGGTGGCTGCCGCCAAGGCTTGCGCTGCTGATATTGCCGGTTTTATACGTGGAGTAATCAAATTCGATAACCTCACTCACTACGTCGCTATTGAAGTAAACGCGACTCATGCCGTTTTTTTCCCACAGTTTGCCACCGAGACGCAGGCAGGATGCAGTGGTTAGCTCTTTCGGGGCTGACATTTGCGTATAAGCCAGTTTTAAAGATTCAGCAAAGTATGATTTTACAGAACCACCGAACTGATTAGCGGCGTTACGAGCGATAGTCCAGGCATTGGTGAAAAGAGTTGATTTGTTCATTTTGAAACCTCGTGGCTATCGGTTGGGACCATTCCCTGACCGTGAAAAGATAGTAACATGCACGTTTAAAACGTGCAAGTATTTATTTTAATTTTTCGTGCATGGGTGAGAACAGGGTGCATGGGAGGGAATAATTAGCAATTTGTGCTCATAATTGCCGTTGGCATTGAAAACGGGCCAGAAAAATAGATAATTCATTCATGCTTGGCAGGGCTGCGCCGCAATGGCAGCAACAAAAAGCGACAATCTGAACATGATGAGAACCCCGCCTTCGCGGGGTTTTTGCTTTCCGGCGATCCGACAGGGGTATTCGCGAACGTGCTACGGCACAGTACCCCTGTCAGATCGCCGATCATACTCCAGAGTAAACATAAATGTTGACATGGTAAGCAAAAATGATTACTATAATTCCATGTTGAACAGCAAGGAGGAGGCGGTGAAGCAAGGCGAGTTCAGGCGGTGGCTTGAATCTCAGGGAGTCGAGGTTTCAAACGGCACCAACCATTTGAAACTCAGATATAACGGGAAGCGCAGCGTAATGCCAAGACACCCCGGCGATGAGATAAAAGAACCACTAAGAAAGGCCATACTCAAGCAGTTAGGCCTGAATTAAAAGCCAGCCCTCCGGGGCTGGTTACTCGCAGAGCACACTGATTAATAATGCGATACCCGTTAAATTTAGTGCCAGCGCCGGAAGGCGGCTATGTCGTAACATTCCCGGACATCCCCGAGGCGTTAACGCAGGGGGATACGCGGGAAGAAGCGTTAAGCGCGGCGCTTGATGCGCTGGTTACAGCGTTTGAATTCTATTTCGAGGACAACGAGCAGATCCCGCTGCCGTCCGAGGTAAATGCTGGTGATGATTTTGTCGAAGTACCGTTAAGCGTAGCGTCGAAAGTGCTATTGCTAAACGCTTTCCTTGAGTCGCGCCTCACCCAGCAGGAGCTGGCAAAGCGCATAGGCAAGCCAAAGCAGGAAATTACGCGACTGTTTGATCTGAACCACGCCACAAAAATTGATGCGGTGCAGTCGGCGGCGAAAGCGTTGGGCAGGGAACTGACGCTAAACATCATGTAGCTGAACATCTCCGCTAACCTCCCAAGCCTTGGCACCCGCCGGGGCTTTTTATTTCGAACACGCGCCCGCCCAATCAACGCTACTCAATCGTATACCCTGACGAGTGGGCGAGGCGCCACCTATATTGCGAGTTACCCATGCCCCACAAATCACTGGTCGATTTCGTCGCACGAAACGACGGAACGATCGCGCTCATGCTGCTCGCGGTTATTGGCGTAATAGGCCGGGCGTTCTATACCGGCGCGCCGTGGCGCCAGACTGCTGGCGATCTCATTTTGTGCCCAACGTTCACGTTTGCGGTTGAACCACTAATCCCGTCAAAAATTTACGGCGTAAACGTTACTCCTGAGCTGGTGGCGCTGTTAATTGGTATTGCAGGCGTACACGGTATCCGCTGGCTCGTATCCCGCAGGAGCAAATTAACCAGCGGCACGGATAAACCGTGATAACAGGCGTGAGGTGGTTATTTGTTTTTGTGCTGTCAGTGATGGCGGCATGCATGACCGGCTGCGCGATCGCCCTGGGTGAATTCGTCGGTTTTCCGCTGCTCACCCTGATTGCGACGATTATTTATATTTTGATACTGGTGGCAGGCCAGCACTGATTGCAGGCACGCCAGAACAGACACCTAACCGCTCCGGCGGTTTTTTTACGGATTCATTATATGAAAGTAAGCGATAACGGGCGGGCGTTTATACGTGCTCGCGAGGGTGTAAAACTGGCTGCCTATCAGGACGGTGGCGGCGTCTGGACAATTGGCTACGGCCACACGCGCGGCGTTGAACAGGGGCAGGTAATCAACCACGAACAGGCTGATGAATTCCTCAATAACGATCTGCGCCAGGTAGAATCCTGTATCAGTGAGCGTGTGACCGTGGCGCTCAATCAAAATCAGTTCGACGCCCTGGTGTCGTTTGTTTTCAACGTTGGCAGGCAGGCGTTTTCAGATTCAACGTTGCTCAAAAAACTAAACGAGGGTAACTACCGTGCTGCTGCTGATCAGTTTACCCGCTGGGTGTATGACAACGATAAATTTGTGCAGGGACTGTATAACCGCCGCGTCGCCGAGCGCGATCTGTTCCTCTTGTGATTTTATAAAATTCTGCAAACCCCTACGGCGCCACATCCATTTTTAGCATAAACGATCTGTTTTATGCGTCGGTGGTCTCCGAAATCCCCCGATAAGTATTTTTCTGACCTGAATAAAATTCTGTTTGAAGCTGCCGGGACGTCAGGCAGCCACCTACACCAGATTCAGAGCGAGCCTCGTTTATGCGAGGCTTTTTGTGTCCGCGCTTCACACGCGCATGTTTTAAACCAGTGGCCTACAGAAAACGAGCCTGAGAACTGCCGTATAGGTGGCGACCTCGCTGGGCGGCTTTTCTGTGTGACAGGCTTGTTCTCTATAGGTAAATCGCATGAAATATCCCACAGTATCAGTAAACGGCGTTTCCGTTCGTGTTGACGAGGAAGGGCGCTACAGCCTGAATGATCTCCACGCCTCCGCAGTAATCAGCGGGCAGGCCAAAGAAAATCAAGGGCCAAGCCAGTTCTTACGCTCCAAGAAGGTAAAGGGTTTTGTTGAAACACTGACCAGAATGCAAAAATGCACTCTGAAAGAAAATCAACCAGTTAAGGTCATTAATGGTGGTATTAACCAGGGGGTGTGGGCGCTTGAGATCGTCGCAATTCGCTACGCCGCCTGGTTAAGCGCTGAGTTTGAAATCCGCGTTTACCAGACATTCCAGGCCGTGATTCGTAACGGTATCAGCGCCATGTCCCGCCTGAACAAAATTGACCACGTTATTAATACTGAAACCAGGCAGATCAGCCAGTGCGCCAGCCAGATGGCTAAGTGGGGTGTTGGCGGGCGGAAACACCTTCTTCTTGCTGCTCGCGAACGCGCTGCGGACGAGGTTCAAATGTACCTGCCAGGACTGGAGAGCAGGTAACCCCAAATAAAGACCTGATTGAGACAATCATGAAAAAACTATTACTCACCGCCGCGCTACTGACGCTGGCCGGCTGTACCCACACAACCTACACCGAGGCAACACGCGCGGACGGTTCGACGGTGAAACACATTGCGATCGCACCAGGCACGAAAATCACAACTGCTGATGGTGGCTGTATTGATTCAACCGGGACCAAAACTACGTGCCCGATTAAGTGATTATTACAGAGTGTCATTGCGAAGGCGCTCGATAGCGAGCACTGTAAATCAATAAATAAATCCCTTAAAGTATCATGATGAACATCCGGAAATTCCCCGGTATTATGTGGATATATGACCATGAGAGATGTTCTATTTGTTGACGGACCGTGGGGCGGTACTATTAAGAGCGTTGGCGAAAATCGGGTTGTTTCTGTTGAATTGGAAGGTGAGCGGTATCAATATAGTATCAGCGTATTTGCACAACCTGGATACAGCACCCATTTTTTAATAGCACATTGCACAGACGATAAAGTCAAAGTTATGGATATGATTGAGGCAACAAATCATAAGCCATGTAACGCCAGCTAACTTTGCTAACCAGCAAATATAGCCGCCTTCGGGCGGTTTTTTATTGCCAGTTATCAGCACCCAGCGCCAACGCTGCGTAGTGATTATTGGTTCTCTGCTCGATCTGTTTATGGGTGGCGGCTCCACTGGTGTGGTCACGCTGCAATCTGGCCGGAAATTTATCGGGATCGAAATGAGCGAGCATTATTTTGATATAGCGTGCAGGCGACTGGAAAAGGCGACATATACGCAATTTTAATGGGTCCTTCCTGGCCCTCAAAACACCGAGGGTCCGAATACCCGCAAAAAGTCGCTATTTATGAGCATTTTCCAGCGACTCTCCACTTCCTTCTTGGTTACAGTTAATCAATTGTTTTAACAATAATTTACATCCGCATAGCCGGATCTCTGACATGACATTTTGCCTTGTGTAACGGTGCTTGCTTTCCTGGTGGTGGGTGGATGAATGTTTCTAAATCTGAACTCGCCGCGCTATTTGGCGTATCTACGCGAACGATCACGACGTGGCAGTCACAGGGAATGCCCATAGCGGTCAGTAATGAAAATGGCGGGCGCGACGGTGGAAATCGTTATTGTCCGCGAGATGTCATCGGCTGGTATGCGCGGCGCGAGGCCGATCTTGAAAATGAGGTTTTGCGCAAAGAGCTGGATGGGTTAAAGGCGTTGGCGGAGACGGATTTGCAGCCCGGCAGTATCGACTACGAACGCTATCGATTAACCCGCGCGCAGGCAGACGGGCAGGAACTGAAAAACGCAAAAGAGTCAGCCGAAGTGGTGGAGTCCGCATTCTGCACATTCGTCCTGTCCCGGATCGCTGGTGAAATATCCAGCCTGCTCGACACCATTCCACTGGCGTACCAGCGCCGTTATCCCGGGCAGGATGCGCGGCACGCTGAATTTTTGCGACGCGAGATAGCGAAGGCGATGAACAAAGCCGCGGATCTCGGGGAGTCTTTGCCGGATTTATTGAATGAATATATCTCCGCGTCAACTTGAGCGACTTAAATACTGGATCACATCCGGACTGCGTGCGCTGCATCGCCCCGTCCCGCTGACGGCGGTAGAGTGGGCGAACGCGAATTACTATCTACCAAAAGAATCCTCGTATCAGGAAGGGCGCTGGGAGACGCTGCCGTTTCAGGTGGCAATCATGAACGCTATGGGCAGCGACGATATTCGCGAGGTGAACCTGATTAAATCCGCCCGCGTTGGCTACTCGAAAATGCTGCTGGGTGTCGTCAGTTATTTTATCCAGCACAAACAGCGCAACGGACTATTGTGGCAGCCTACAGATGGCGATGCTGAAAATTTCATGAAAACGCACGTTGAGCCCACGATTCGCGACGTCCCTGGGTTGCTGGCGCTGGCTCCGTGGTACGGCAGAAAGCACCGCGACAACACGCTGTCGATGAAGCGCTTTTCCAACGGGCGCGGTTTCTGGTGTCTCGGCGGTAAGGCGGCCAAAAACTACCGCGAAAAATCAGTGGATTTTGTCTGTTATGACGAACTGGCTGCATTCGACGCCGATATTGAAAAAGAGGGTTCGCCGACGTTCCTCGGCGACAAACGTATCGAGGGGTCTGTGTGGCCCAAGTCACTGCGTGGCTCAACGCCGAAAATTCGCGGCGCGTGCCAGATTGAGCGTGCAGCCAGCGAGTCAGGGCATCTGCTGCGCTTTCACGTACCGTGTCCACATTGTGGCGGCGAGCAGTATTTAAAATTTGGCGACGAATCCACGCCATTTGGTTTTAAGTGGGATAAAGGACGTGCCGACACCGTTTTTTATCTCTGCGAGCATAACGGCTGCGTTATTCATCAGCACGAAATCGACTATACCGCCGGGCGTTACATCTGCGACTACACCGGCATTTACACTCGCGACGGGCTGGCATGGTTCGGTGATGACGATCAAGAGATCACGCCGCCGGATTCGGTCTCGTTTCACATCTGGACGGCCTACAGCCCATTCACTACGTGGGTGCAAATCGTCAAAGATTTTTTCAAGACGAAGGGGGATCGAGGGAAACTCAAAACGTTCACCAATACGACCCTCGGCGAGACCTGGGCAGAAGAGGCGAGCGAACAGCTACAGCATGAAATGCTGGTGGAGCGCCGCGAGGAGTACCTGTCTGAGGTGCCGGATAGTGTTGTGTACCTCACGGGAGGCATCGACTCACAAACCAGCGGGCGTTACGAGTGTTACGTCTGGGGCTGGGGTGCAGAAGAGGAAGCCTGGCTAATTGATAAAATTATTATTTTCGGGCGTTACGACGAGGAATCAACACTGGCGCGTGTTGACGATGTGATCCGTAAACAGTACGCGCGTAGCGACGGCACATTGGTCGGCGTTGCCCGCTGGTGCTGGGATACCGGCGGTATCGATCCGCAGGTTGTCTATAAACGCTCGTTAAAACTCGGTCCGCTGCGCGTGATTCCGATCAAGGGGGCCAGCACCTACGGCAACCCGGTCATCACTATGCCGCGCCAGCGCAACGCGCATAAAGTTTTTCTGTCGCTGGTGGGCACTGACACGGCGAAAGACCTGATTTATGACCGCCTCAAACTGGATTTTATACCCGGCGAACCAGCTCCCGGCGCGATCCACTTTCCCAGAAACGGGGAAATTTTCGGAGAAACGGAGGCGAAACAGATTGTCGCCGAGGTGCTACTCCCTGTCGTGGTAAAGGGGAAAATTGTTTACCGCTGGAGCAATCAGGGGCGCCGTAACGAGGCGCTGGACTGTTTTGTCTACGCCCTGGCTGCACTGCGCCTGAGCATAGCCCGGTTTCAAATCAATCTCGAACAACTCACCGCCGCCCGCAAAAATGCCGGCAGCGAAAAAACAGGTCCATCAATCAGCGAAATGGCTAAAAAATTAGGGGGGGGCGTTGATGGCTGAGTCGCGCGAAATTTTAATTATCAGGCTGAATGAGGCGCGCGCGGCGCTTCATCAGTTGCTCATCGGGAAATCCGTGGTTTCTATATCACGCGGGGATTCTGCCGGAAACAGCCGCAGTTATCAGTATTCACAGGCCGACATTTCACAACTCCGGGCCTATATCCTCGAACTGGAGTCACTCCTCGGGCTGGGGAACGGGCGACGGCGGCCAGCGGGGGTGCGTATATGAGGCAGTTACTGGCCCCTGATGGCGTAACGCCGCTTCGTAAATACGCCGGTTATAACGGAGGCGGGCCGGGTTTTGGCGGGCAACTGGCCGGGTGGCACGCGCCGATCCAGGGCGCTGATGCCGCGCTGTTGCCTACGTTTTATCGCGGCAACGCCCGCGCCGATGATCTGGTCCGTAATAACGGCGTGGCATCAAATGCGGTTCAGTTACACCAGGATCATATCGTCGGCAATCTGTTCAAACTCAGTTATCGCCCGAACTGGCGCTATCTGGGAATTAGTCGAGAGGATTCGCGAGCACTGGCGCAGGACGTAGAAACGGCGTGGACGGAATACGCCGAGGACCCGCACTGTCTGATTGATATTGAGCGCAAACGCACGTTTACGATGATGATCCGTGAGGGGGTGGCAACGCACGCATTTAACGGCGAGGCATGTGCCCAGCCGGTATGGGCCTCGTCCGGCGGATCGCTGTTTCGGACCCGTTTTAAAATGGTGTCGCCTAAACGCATCCGCAATCCAGGCTATGCCGCCGACACAAAACAGCGGCGCGCCGGTGTTGAAATTGATAAAAACGGCGCGGCGACGGGCTACTGGATTGCGGAGGATTCCTACCCGCAAGGGGGAGCAGGGCAATGCCGGCGCATCCCGGCGAGACTGAGCAGCGGGCGAACCGCATTTATCCATGTTTTTGAGCCGCTGGAGGACGGGCAGACGCGCGGCGACAACGTGTTTTACAGCGTGCTGGAACGGTTAAAAATGCTGGATACACTCCAGCAAACACAACTCCAGAGCGCCATCGTCAAGGCGATGTACGCGGCGACGATCGAGAGCGAACTGGACAGTAAACAGGCGTTTGAATATATCGCCGGGGCGGGCAATGACGCCAGCTCACCCATGAATCAGTACGTGGCTGGCCTGGTGGATTACTACGAGGCGGCAAACATCAGGCTCGGCGGCGTAAAAATTCCGCACCTTCACCCCGGTGACACGCTGAATTTACAGACCTCCCAGAGCGCCGATGCCGGTTTTAGCTCGCTGGAAACCTCGTTACTGCGCTATATCGCCGCTGGCCTCGGCACCTCTTACGAGGAATTGAGCCGTGATTACAGTCAGGTGAGCTACTCCAGCGCCCGCGCCAGTGCCAATGTGAGCTGGCGTTATTACATGGGGCGGCGGCGCTTCATAGCTGCTCGCCTGGCATCGCTGATGTTCGCCTGCTGGTTTGAAGAGGCGCTGGCGCGTGGAATTATCCGGCTGCCGTCGTCGGCACGTTACTCATACTACGAGGCGCGCCACTCCTGGACTAACGCGTTGTGGATTGGCGCCGGGCGCATGGCGATCGACGGGCTCAAAGAGGTGCAGGAGTCCGCCATGCGCATTACTACCGGGATTAGTACCTATCAAAACGAACTGGCGCTACAGGGGCTGGACTATGAGGAAATTTTCGAACAACAACAATTTGAAATTCAGCGGAGGCGTGAGCACGGGCTCGCCGATCCGGCCTGGTCGGTGTCCGCACCGTCTGAAACGGGCAACGGGGGGAGGTATTAATGGCGTGGCCTGAATATCAGCACATTGCGGCGAGAGCATTCAACCAGCCGCTGATGATTGAACCCGCCTACGCGCGGGTATTTTTTTCCGTGCTGGGCGAGCGATTTGGCGCAGACAGGCTGGTGGACGCGGTGTCCGGTCAGTCGCTGGCGGCTGACGAGATGAAGCGAACGGCAGCGCGATGGGACGACCAGGAACGCCGCCCCCGCACTTACCGTGTCGAGCAGGGGATCGCGATTTTGCCGGTTACCGGTACGCTGGTTCACCGGTTCGGTTACGTCCAGCCACTGTCCGGCGTGACAGGATATGACGGGATCGCCAAACGTTTACAACAGGCCACCGAAGACCCTGGCGTGAAGGGAATTTTACTGGATATTGATTCGCCAGGCGGTGAAGTGGCGGGCTGTTATGACACTGCCGATCTCATTGTCCGCGCCCGCGAGAAAAAACCGGTGTGGGCGCTGGCAAACGATATGGCGTGTAGTGGTGGGTATATGCTCGCCGCGGCCTGTACCCGCCGCCTGATTACGCAAACCAGCATCGTAGGCTCCATTGGGGTACTAGTGGCGCATCGCAGCATTGCAAAGGCGATGGAGCTGGCGGGGGTTGATGTCACGCTGGTTTACTCCGGAAACCATAAAGTCGATGGCAATCCCTATGAAAAATTACCCCCCGAGGTTCGGGGAACTATTCAGGCGGAAATCGACAAAATTCGGGGGCAATTTGTGAAAAAAGTGGCGACATTTACCGGAATGACGGAGGCGCATGTGTTTGCCACGGAGGCTGCCACGTATACCGGTGAGGACGCTGTAAAGGCGGGTCTCGCCGATCAAATTGTTAACTACGCTGACGCCGTCAATGTGATGGCCGAAGCCATCAAATCAAAAACAAAATTATCCACATCGGGAGGTGTGACAATGACCACGAGTGCCCCGTCCACGGACACCGGATTACCCCAGGAAACTACCGGAAGCGCGGTAGCGGAAAACACTATCGCCGTAGAGGTGAACGAACCAACCGCAGATCAAATTCGCGCGCAGGCGGCATCAGACGAAATGAGCCGCATTATGGGGATTATTAACTGTCCCGAGGCGAGAGGGCGAGAGGAGCAGGCGCAGGCGCTGGCAGCCATTCCGGGCATGACGGCGGCGCAAGCTCAGTCGGTCCTGGCGGCGGCGCCACAAACAGCTCAGGCCCGCACCGAAACAACGCTCGATACGTTGATGGAGAGCGAGTCGCCGGCGGTCATTCAGGATGGCAATACCGCACTGGCTACCGGCAATAATAAAAAAATCTCGCTTCTTGTTGCGGCGGGTAAATCAATTACTGGAGAACGTGAATAATTATGGCTATTGAAATTTACTCCCCGGACGATTTCATTCTCGGCCCGGACCCCGTTGTTACTGCTATTGGTCATTTTTCTGGCGGAGTTGATGCGCTCAGGCTCACTCCGCTCATGGTCGATACAAACACAGGGTGTTTTAAAATTTGGGACGGAACGGTGGGCAAGGCTGTCGGCCTGACAGCCACAGCCGTCAATACAGGCTCCAGTTCCTCCGACCAGACTTACTACAAATCAGGATCTTTCCGCTCTACGGCAATTAACTGGGGAACGGTAACGGATACCAATAAACAAAAATCCGCTTTTGCCGGCACGCCAATCAGTGTCGGTTAACAGCCCGAAAACAGTAACGGACCGCCTGATGGCGGTTTTTTTATACAGGATATTTAAATGAGCGATTCATTTACTACTGCTGAATTAATGGCGGCAACTCAACAGGTCTTCAAATTTGACCCGCTGTTTTTACGCCTGTTTTTCCGCGAGACATATACGTTTACGTCCGAGGAGGTATTACTCGACACGATCCCCGGCGACGTAAACATGGCCGTGTACTGCTCCCCGCTGATTACGGGCAAAGTTGACCGGACTCGCGGTTATTCAACTAACCGTTTCAAACCGGGTTACACCAAACCGAAACACACCGTCAATCCCAATATGAGCATTAAACGGGCACCTGGTGAGCAGATTGGTGAGCCTGAAACGCCGGCGGAGCGTAACGCAAAATTGATTATGCAGAACCTGGCTGATGAGGAACTTTCAATCTGCCAACTGGAGGAATATCAGGCGGTGCAGGCTGTTCTTTACGGTAAATATGAAATCTCCGGGGCCAATATTGAAACCTATGAGATCGATTTGAGCCGCAGTGCTGAAAATAACATTACTCAGTCTGGTTCTACGGCCTGGTCTGCGCAGGATGCCGACACCTACGACCCGAGTGATGATATCGAATCCTACGCCGATCAGGCGTCAGGGGCGGTAAACGTTATCGTTATGGATGGCAAGGCATGGAAGCAGCTCAAACGTTTTAAAAAGTTTTGGGCGGCCCTGGACACCCGACGCGGCTCAAGCAGTCAGTTGGAGGCTACGTTAAAAGACCTCGGCGACGTGGTCAGTTTTAAGGGGTATTACGGCGACACCGCGCTCGTTGTCTATAAGGGGCAGTACGTGGACCCGGATAAGGGGACCAAAAAACGCTATCTCCCGGACGGCATCATGGTGCTGGGTAATCTGAACTGCCGTGGTTTTCGCACCTACGGCGCAATCCTGGATCAGGACGCGCTGAACGAGGGCATTGCGGAGGCCACGCGTTACCCTAAAACCTGGACGACGACCGGCGATCCCGCAGTAACGCAGACAATGACTCAATCCGCCCCGGCGATGGTGTTGGGCGACGCCAACGCCTTTGTCGTTGTGCAGGTCGCCTGAGTTAACATGGGGAGCCGCCGGGCTCCCATTAAACCGGAGTAAACATGACATCCAAAACCGATTTAATTGCCAGAATAGGCTCACTCAGTGAGCAGCTTGGGCGCGAACTACCCCGAACCGGCACCGTTGCGGAACTGGAAATGGTGATCGCGAGTGCTGAGGCTGAGGTTGAAATGCTGAGTGAGCTGGCGGACGAACAGGGAGAAATCATTCGCGAGGATCTCACTGAGGGAGCGGGGACGCAGGCGGGGGACGCTGATGAGACCGACAGTGAACCAGGGGCAACCCGCCCGGTCAGGCTTAGTACCACCCTTGATATTTATCACTACATGAACGGGGAGCGAGTCCGGGAGATTGTTGCCGCCGGGCGTGAAATTGTTATCGATTCGTCCGAGGCTGACGCCCTCATCGCTGCCGGACACGCTGGTGCTCAATGAGCGGCTACGATGACGACCTGCTGGCAGGCGACAGCGAAATGATCCGGACGTTTGGGCGTCCGGTTCGCCTCCCGGCACGCAGTGAGCCGATAATGGCAGTTTTTGACGAGCCCTACGCTCGCATCGACCTGCCGCATACCGGATTTATTGCCGGGACAGTGACAACGCTGACGGCATTTAGCGGTGATGTTGACGGCCTGGCAGCGCGTGACGTTATTAGCGTACCAAAAAAACGCGCACTGGATGCTGACGGTTCGCTGATTTGGGATGACTGGATCGATTACGTTGTGAAAGAAATCCAACCCGACGGCACGGGGTTGTCAGTTATCTGGCTCGATCCAAAAACCGGCAGCGAAAACAGCGCCTATTCAAAATATTAGCGGGTCCGCCCGCTATTCTCAGGTTTCAAAAATGACAGATCCCCGCAATACGCATCAAATGTTCGATATCGACATGAGCGCGTTAACTGGCCTGCGTGATGCTATCGAGGCAACAAACAGCCAGATGATGGGCGCATATAACCGCGCCCTGAAACGAACGGCGCTACACATGCACCGGGTATCCGTGAGCATGATCCTCGAATCGCTGGCGGTAAAAAAACGCAAAACTGTCACCAAGCGCGTTCAGAAATTTATCAAAAAACGCGACGCGGGCGGGTCGGGGGAATTGAGTAGCATCAAATTGTGGTACGGCATGAATCCGTTTCGCGTCCACGAACTGCGCGGCGCCATGAAGCAGCCCCGCGCCCAAAAACAGCCGCACGACCCTGAAACAGGGCGCTTTCTTAAAACCAAAAAAGGGGCGAGAAACGCCACCTTTATACCAAAAGGCGCGGCCCTCAAACCCACAACGTATGACGATTCGTTTGTGGCCAAGCATTACGGCTATAAGGCGATCTGGATACGCAAGGACGAGCGCGCCGGCATCCGTGAGGCCCGTGTCCCGGTTGCTGATTTGGTACAGGACGAAATCGACGAATATATTGCCGATGCTATCGGCCCGGTATTTATGCGCTATTTCGAGCAGGATTTACGCGGGTGCGTGGCCGGAAATGTTCACGTTAACGGCAAAGGGAAACGCATATGAGCACACAAATAACCGGCATGGACGCGCTGGACGATTACACAAACCGTGTCCGGGCAGCCATCTCGACAATTCCGTTTATTAAAACGGTCGGTATTTACCCCCAAATTCCCGACGGATTTGAGACGCCAGCGATATTTTTTGAGGTTGAGAGCTGGGTGTCAACTGACGAAACAGTGCCCGGCACTGCGCTGGGGGTTGAGCTGAACTGTAATCTGTACCTGTTGCGTGAATTTGCCGCCGATCAGTACGGGCAGAAGGCCAGAAACGCCGCGCTCTACGTGTCTGGCTGGATAAACGGGCGCCAGTTTGGCCCGGCTACAAAACCCGCCGTATTCGGCAGCGCGGAGGAGGGCGACTGGCAAAAATCCGGGAAATCCGTGGCGTCACACTCGGTCTGGTGCGTATCGTTTTCGCAGATAGTTGGCGTCGGTGCCGATCCGTTCGATTACCCGTCAAAGGGTACGCTCAAACAAATTTTTGTCGGTTTCGCGCCTGATATCGGTGCCGCGCACGAGGAGGATTATTTTGGACCAATCCCGCAATCCGGAGAGTGAATATACCCAGGCGGACTCATTTCGCCGGTTGCACGATCTCGTCAGACGTGGGCTGGTGGCTGAGGTGCAACTGAGCCCGCCGCGCTGTCGGGTGTCGTTCGGTGGCGAGCACAAATCCGGCTGGCTCCAGTGGTATACCCTGGCGACCTCCGAGCGCGTTGACTGGAGCGCTCCGAAAATCGGCGACCCGGTCACCGTAATTTCCGAGGGCGGCGATCTGCGAAACGGGGTTGTTCTGCCGGGACTGCTCGTTGACGACCGGGGCGCGCCGTCAGATAAACCTAACGAGCACGTTACTAAATATTGTGACGGCGCCACGCAGACCTACGACACCGCCAGCCACGTATTCACCTGGCAGGGCGTGCCTGACGGTGTTGTGCGTATCCTCGGCGAGTCAAAAATAGAAATACTGGGGCGCGCAGACGTCACGATAACCAGTGAAAACGTGGTGAATATTCACGGCGGCAAAGTCATTAACGCTGACGCCGACGAAATCAACGTTACCGCGACCAACGCGATCAACGCTCACGCGACGACAATCAACGCCACGGCGACCGACTCAGTAAACGTAATTGCGGCCAACGCTGTCGATTTTACGTCAACCACGTTTACGGCCACAGCCCCCGGCGGGATTACGTTAAACGGACCTACCCGGATTACTCAGACGCTCGTCACGGTCGGGAACGCCACGTTCCTCTCCGATCTGAGCGTGACCGGCGAGGAGGGTGGTTCGGGCAATATCAGAACAAACGGCAGCGTGTTTGCTGGTCAGGAGGTTCAGGATCGCCTGGGCACAATGTCTGAAATCCGCATCACGTACAACGGGCACAAACACGATTGTCCGGACGGTGGCACTGATATCCCCTCAATTTTAATGGTGTAACCCAAATGCAGGGAATGAACCGCAGCGACGGCAAGCCGCTCGCGGGGACCGATCACATTTGTCAGTCAATCGTTGATATTCTGACAACCCCGCTCGGCACCCGCGTCATGCTCCCGGAATACGGCAGCAATCTGTATAACCTCGTCGATAACCCCACCGATCCCGGCCTGTCCATGAAAATCATCATGGCCAGCGCTGGCGCGCTCGCGAAATGGGAACCACGTATACGCGTGGATAGCGTCAACGTAACAGCGATCGACGTGGGGAAAATCACTATTTCAATTATTGCCACTGACGTTGAAACGCGCCGGCGGCTGGAATTTAATAATCTGGAGCTCGTTTTTACGTGATCACGTCTACCGTTCAAAACTCGATAGTAAAAACTATCGACATGAGTTTGCTCCCGCCACCTGATTTTGTTCAAACGCCGTTATTTTCTGACGTTAAATCCCGGTTGTTATCTGAACTACAGGGGCTCGACTCGACGTATAACGCGTTACTGGAATCGGACCCCGCGATGAAATTGCTCGAAACCGTCGCCTATTGGGAAATTATCGTTACGGCACGCGTGAATCAGGGGCAACTGGCGGTCCTGCTGGCGTTTGCGAAAGGTAACGACTTGACGCAGCTCGGCGCGGCTCTGGACTGCGAGCGCCTAATCATTACACCTGCTGACCCGGACGCAATTCCGCCAGTTGAGGCGGTTTACGAGAGCGACGACGAATACCGGCACCGGATTCAGTTGTCGTGGTACGCCCGAAACACTGCTGGCAGCACGAATGCGTATAACTATTTTGCGTTGTCGTGTGATTCAGACGTGTTATCGGCGCAGGCGTACGGACCGCCGGAGACGCAGCCGGGTTACGTTGATATGTACATTTTGTCGCGCACCGGTGACGGCACGCCGCCGCAAACGCTGCTGGATACTGTAAATGCGGCGTTGTCGCCGGACGATACGCGGCCACTGACGGATTTTGTCACGGTAAAACCAGCGTCAAACCTGAATTACGCGGTGGAGGCGGTAATCGTTGCGGGGCTGGGGCCGGATCAAAACGTCCTGCTCAACGGCGCGCAGGCCGACCTCGAAACCTACGTTGCCAGCCAGCACAAAATCGGCGCGACCGCGGCGCTATCCGGTATCTATGACGCGATACACCGCGACGGCACAGAACGCGTGATCCTGGTATCGCCCACCGAGGATATTATCGCCGGCGTGGGCCAGGCTCCGTACTGTACCGGTATTAAATTATCCGTCCAGATGGGGTGATCATGACGACCCAGAGCATATTGCCCCCGAACGCAATCAGCGCCGAACGCGCGCTGGAGGCTGTTTTGTCTCACGCTGGCGACCTCCCTGGTGATATCCGGATTATCAAAAATTCCGACACCTGTCCGGTTGGCCTGCTCCCCTGGCTGGCGTGGGAAAACGCGGTTACGTACTGGAACCCGGACTGGAGCGAGGCCCAGAAACGCGCGGTAATTAAAGCGGCACCCTGGCAGAATAAACACCGTGGAACACGGGGCGCAGTTAACCGCGCGCTGCTGACCGTTGGATTTGAGAGCAAGCTACTGGAGTGGTTCGAATCGTCTCCGGTGGATGACCCGTATACGTTCAAAATAAAAATTTACCTCATCAAGGGCATGGGGCTGGACCTCGATTTATTTAATACGTTTATCGCACAAATATTCGATGCGAAGAATTGCCGCTCGTTATTAAAGGAAATTAATTTCGAGGCTGAATTAGACGGTGAATTTTTTATTGCTGGCGCACCTGCGGCAAATATCGGCGTCAATATTCCGGCAGACGGCGAGGGCGGTATAAAAATTCGTGGCGCTCAAAATTTTGGTGGCGCAACAATCATCAATATTACTGTAGAGGTTTAAATTGTGGCTGAATCACAGTTTTACGCAATATTAACAGACCAGGGCGCAGCGCTTGAGGCGACGGCGCTGGCGACAGGAATTCCTGTTACGCTGGATAAATTCGTTATTGGTGACGGCGGCGGCAATGCCGTAACGCCCGACCCGACGCGCACGACGCTGGTTAACGAGGTATATCGTGGGACGATTCAGAAATCGGAATCACAGGGCAATCAGGTTACGTTCACGTTATACGTCCCTCCGGAGGCTGGCGGATACACTATCCGCGAGGCGGGTATTTTAACGGCAGACGGCACGCTGTATTCCCTGAGTAATTCACCGGATATCCTCAAACCAACGGAGAGTAACGGGGCTGTAATATCAATTACGTTTAAATATATTCTCGCGGTGTCGAGTACGTCTACGGTTAATGTTAATGTCGTAAATAACGAAGGCATTAGCCAGACAGATGCGGATAAACTGTATTACAGAAGGGATAAGCACCTCTCCGAAATAAAAGATGAGGGGGCGGAGGCTCAAAAAGAGACGCAGTTAAATATTGGCATTGATCTTGGTGAATATTATACAAAAAACGATGTTGATTCTAAGTTTGAGGGTATTGAAAATGAAATAAATAATTCAAATCCAGTGCTTACAGTAAATGATATTGGGCCGGACGATAATGGTAATGTGAATACGCCTTCTGCCTACCCCAAGCCTAATGGTGATGGGGCGTTTAATCTTATCTCACCTATTGATTTTATGGTTGATTCTTTGCCCGCTTTGTCAATATTGTCGGGTTGCGATATAGTCGCGGCGTCATTGACCAGTACTACAGTAAACTCATCTATGGATATTAAATCGTCTGGTTGGCTGCCTGGGGTTTGGATGACGCTGGCTGGCATAAATTCGTATGAGACGACATCCGGCTTTCTAGGGTTCGGAATGGCGCAACGAATTCCCATTGGTTCAATTTCAAAATTCACAAACATAAACAGTCCGTTTTACCCAATGAGGAATGGGGTAAGTAATAAAAGTTTTATCTGTTTAGAATGTGATATTGATGGTGTTGGCTCTAAGATTATCTTTCCGGCATACGTTAATGACGTAGAGGAATACGGACGTCAACTATACCAGAACGCATTGAGCGGTATGTATGGTGTGGTGGCCAATGGCAATTAATAACAGAAAATAAATAGCGAGGAATATAATGAGTTCAACCGATTTTTTACACGGCGTTCGCACGCTGGAATATGACGACGGCACAAAAGAAATTTCCACCGTGGATATTTCGGTTATTGGTATTGTCGGAACGGCTCCTGACGCAATAGGAGCAACCTCGGCGACGCTAACAACCGGCAGCGCACTATCGAGTAACGATATTCTGTGGACCGTAGAAGAGCCGGGCAGCAAGGGCAATTCATACAGCATTGAAATTGTTGCTGGTGATATTTATCCGGCTGGTCAGGAATGGGACAGCACAATTGATTACAGTAAAATTTACGTTTATTCAGTTCAGGCTAACGGCTCGCTAAAATTAACTGTAAAAATGCCTGTTGACGCCAGCGGAAATAAATTGATGGACGCTGAAATCATATCATCACTGTGGGATATGGTCGATCCGTTAGACGGTTATTCGCGTATTAAAGCAGCCTCGTCCGACACGGATCAGGGCGAGGTAGCGTATCTGTCGAGAACGTATTTTACGGGTGGCACTGATGAGCCCTTTCCGCTAAATACCCCCGCAGTGATTGCCGGTAGTACGAAAAAAGCGGCATACCTCGGCAGCACCGGAACGCTCCCGGCGGATATCGCTGATATTCTGAACCAGGCCGATGCAATGATCGTTGTCGTTCGCGTGGCTGAGGGCGAGGACTCCTCCAAAACACAGACCAACGTGATAGCGGGGCTGAACCAGCTGGCGTTGAGCAAACAATCGCTCGATATTGTCCCGCGTATTATTATCGCGCCGGATTTTAGTGCAACGGACCCCGTAGCGGCACAAATCGAGGTTGTTGCTAATAAACTGCGTGGTGTGGGCTATATCGACAGTCCGGTCGCGGCAACGCCCGCAGACGTCGTGAAACGTCGCCAGAACTACGGCGCGCGTATTGAGATTCTGCGCCCTCGCGTGTATACGACGAGTGATACGTCCGGTACGCCGCGCCCGTATTCAGCAATTGCCGCCGGCCATCGTTGTCGTATCGATAACGAAAACGGATTCTGGTGGAGTAAATCAAATCAGCCGATTTACGGCGTAACCGGGCTGGAGCAAATCGACGATTTCGAGGTCGGTAGCACGTCGTGTACCGTTAACCAGCTCAATAAAAACCAGGTGAGCACTGTTATTCGTTATAGCGGGTTTCGGCACTGGGGTAACTACCTGTGCAGCACCGACCCGCAGTGGGCGTTTGAGTGCGTGCGCCGTACCGCTGACGATATCGAGGATTCGATCGCTATTGCGATGATGAATGATTATATCGATCGACCAATCGATGAGCACCTCGGGGACGATATTATTGGGACTATAAACGGCTATATTCTCAAACTCTACGAATTAGGCGCAATTAACGGCGGCAAGGCCTGGCTGGACAGCGAACTCAATACAGAAGAAAGCCTGGCAGCGGGCAAACTGTATATTAACGTTGAGTTTGCGCCTAAATCGCCGTGTCAGACAATTACACTCACCTACCGCATTAATAACGACTACACCGTTGAAGAGTTTGCGTCGCTGCTGAAAGCGGCATAATTTCAGGAATAAAAAATATGGCTGATGCTAATGTTTATCGCGCTCACGCGCTATGGGTGCAGGGGCGGCGTATTTGCGCCTGCACCTCTTATACACCCGTTGATATGAAAATTATCGAGGATGAATTTAAAACAGGCGCGATGGATATGTCCATCACACTGGATGGCGGCATGGAAAGAATGAGTGCCAGTTTTAAAGTCACGGGGTCTGACGCGGATGTAATGAGTTATTTTGGTATTGTCTCCGGGGCGAAATCGCGCTTTGAAATTCGCACGGTCTTTACTGATGGTTCCGGTAATAATATTACTCAGGTTGACACGCTGGAGGGATTAATTACCGGAATCACGGACGACGAACAGGGAACGGATTCAAAATCAAGCGTCGGGCAGGCGGTAACAATTGCGCCCGCTTATTATAAGCGCACGCTGGACGGTAAGACGATTTATGAAATCCACCCGGTAAAAATGAAACGTATTATTAACGGTAATGACGTTCTTGCTGGTGTGGCAAGTGGTCTTAAAATTTATTAATTAAAAGGTGATTAAAATGGAAACTTTCCTCGACAGCATGATTATCCCGCTTTCCCGTCCGTACACTATTGATGGCGTGGAATATAGCGAACTAACAATGTATGAGCCCAAACTGCGGGATAAAATCTTATTCAGCAAAGATAAAGGCGACATCGAAGAAAAAAGCGCCCGCATGATGGCGCGGTTACTTAATGTCAGCGAGCAGGCGCTTTACGATCTCCCTGCGTGTGATTATTCGCGAATTGAAGAGGCATTTAATGAACTGGTAAAGACGCCGACCGAACGGAAACCGATATTCTCCTGATTATTCCGTTTATTTCCAGAAAAATGGGGATTCCACCCGATACGCAATTAAATATGCCGTATCGGGTATTTAATTTTTACGTGAGAGAGTTAGTGAAAGAAAATGGCTATTTCTCAAAATTTTAAAACACAGGTTGTATTTGGGGGTCGAATAGACCCCTCTTTTTCAAAGAGTGCGGATGGGCTGAAACAAGCTATAAATAATACATCCAAGACACTGAGCAAGCTAACAAAGGAACAGGGGAAATTAACTAACGAAATAGAGAAAGCAAAAAAATCCGGTGGCGATATAACAGAGTTAACTAAAAAATATGAAAAGTTAGGCGATGAAATTAAGCAGGCAACAACCGAACAGGAAAGACTAAACTGGCAGTTAAAACAAGAAAATAAATGGAGCGCTAAAAAAGCATGGATGAAGTCAGGCGTTTCATTTGGTGCAGGGAAAGCGGCTTCTGCTATTAAATCTGGACTAATGTGGGGGGCCACAGGTGCCGCAGGTTTTGCTGTTGGTGCGCCTGCGGCGGCGCTGTCAATGAATGCTGATACTGCTGAAAAGGTGGCGTTTGCCCGCCGTTATGGCGTTGGAGTAGAAAAGTACGCCGCCTGGGATAACCTTGGAAAAATGGCAGGTCTCAATGGTGAGAATGTTGGCGATATGACGGAGGAATTGACGAATAAAATAGGCGAGGCGGGGAATGAAAGCACGCTTAATCCGATGTTGCTCCAGCTTGGCCTGAGTAAAAAAATGATGGCCAACTGGAGCCGCGAAAAACAGTTTGATGTGGTTATGACTCGTCTTTCTAAAATGAAAGACGACAAGGTTGCGGCCAGTCTTGGGGATCAACTCATGGGCGGCGAAGCCAATAAGCTTTTGACCTATATGAAATTTACAGGTAAAGAGTGGCAAGAGGCGATGAAAGAAGCCGCAGAGTCTAATCTTTTAACCCAAAAGAATGCGGAGAGCGCGACGCGGGCACACTTTGCGATGCAAAATCTATGGAACATCGCGCGATCTGGTATGGCCGACATGCTTGGAGAAATAAGCGAAGGGCTGGCACCAGAAATGAAACGATGGCAAACAGATCTTAAGGGGTGGTTTGAGAAAACAGGGCCGGAAATTACAAAGGGGATTATCGAATGGACGAAACCGGACGAAAAAGGTAAATCAGGTCTAACGCGATTCAAGGAAGCCGCCAAAGAGTTCGGCGAAGGGCTTTATAAACTGGGCCGCATAGCTTGGGCTGTAGCCGATACACTAAGCTTTCTGTTACCGGATAGCGATGAAGAGATCCAGAAAAAGATAAAAGACGGCCTGTCGAACGGCTCGCTACCGATCGTGGCGGGACAGGCTATGGCAAAGAACGCCGGGCTGGATAAGTGGTGGAATGAGCAAGGTTTTACCGATGAAAAGGTGAAGCAGATGCGCGAAGACCAAAGCAATGGGCGAGGAGGATTTGACGGACTTGTAGAGCTGGCGGAGATGATGGGTCTCAAGGACAAAACCCCCCAGCCGACACAGGTTAATAATAGCGGTCCTGTAAACATTGTAGTAAATGCTGCCCCTGGACAAAGCGCTGAAGAGATTGGCGGATCTGTTTATAAAAAATTCGACGAGAATAGGGCAAAAAACAATTATGGGTTAGGGGCTATGTACGATAAACCAATACCACTGGGGTAATTATGATGACGGGAACCGAAAACGCGCAGGATGTAATGATGGGGATTGGTGAGTCATTTGTGTTCTCAATCTCTACGTCTGCATATAATCAGTTACAGCGTTCTGAGGAGTGGCGATGGGCTGAACAAGCACGCTTTGGACAAAATGACGCGTTACAGTTAACCGGTCGTCCCAATCCGACAATAATGGTTACGGGTAAAATACACGCCCTGTTTATGGATGGTTGCGGGCTCGGGCAACTCGATAAATTGCGTTCTCTCGGTAATACCGGTGATCCTCAGCAGGTGGTGCTGGGTACGGGAGAGGTCTTGGGATTTTGGGCGATAACGGCGCTCACTGACAATCAGACTAGTTTTCTGATCGGTGGAGCGCCGAAAACACAGGAATTTACGCTCACTCTTAAATACTACGGAGAAACGATTAATTAATGCATGGGTGTGATATGTGTGAAAACAAACATGTACTCTGGCGAATCTAATTTACCTGAACCCGTGAAGCTTGTTTCCTCTAATCTCTTTTCGCGTTGGTATACTGTTTGAGTGAAATTACCAGAAAAGCTAACGCGATCACCAGTTTTTAATTTCGATACTTCATTATAGAGTTGGCTGTCAGCTAAAATTATATTTCTTTCATAAGCATCTCGAAAAACTTGGTTGTTTTGAAAAATCGTGTTTTTAAACATTAAGGAACTCATGGCATTTTTAACCACAACTGGATTCCTTGAACCTGGGATATATCCTAGTGATATGGATATCGAGAATGAATTATTGTCTTTATTTATTTCATGAACTAATCCAGTCCAATTCTTAACTTCATAATTATCGGACTCCATTTTTTCAGCAATTAATGAGTCTCTATGGTTAGCAATAATGCGCACATCTTGTGAGGTATTTTCAATATACTTTTCTTTAGCATCTTGAATCATACCTAAAAAGACACTTTCGTTGCTTGAATCTTGGTTATAATCAAAAGGTATTTTTTTCTTTTGTTCGGAAGATATATTTATCAGCATGAATAATAAAAATCCAGCAATAATGCACAATATTGTGGTTAGTTTTATCTTGTCATTTTTTGTTAATTTTTCCATCTTAGTGTTATGCCTTTTGTGACCAGTAGACGAGTTGTCGCATTCATCTTAGTTATTAATATGATTAGGTTAATATATTATTTCCCCTAACTCACCATAAATATTGCATGAACTTTGGTAAAAAGAAGATGGAATAAATTTTACATTTATTATTTCTCCTTTTTTGGGTGGTTTAGAATCTCCTATTTTTATATTAAGGCTTAACTTATGCTCGCCTGCGCCCTCAATAGATGTTTCTGATGTCAAGGTTCCTCTTGAAATATTTAAAACTTTAGTTTCAAGAGTTAGCCATTTTTTACTCATTTCATTGTCGTAATAGTATTTAGCTCCATCCGTTGTAACGCTATCAGTGCATATGTTTTCATAAATATCATTTGCTGTTATTACAGCATAAGGAAAACTTTCGGCCTCAGCTTTAACTTTTTCAACATCATCTTCATCTGAGCCAGAGCATTTACCTAAAAAAAATGCAATTATTACAAAAAAGCCTATAAATGTCAGACACCCCGATGGTATTTTTTTTGAAGTCGATACGCTTACTTTTCCTCGGCTATTTACGTTGATTCTCATTATATTTTTGCCCTTAATGATTGGTGACAAAACATGTCAATTGTCTATACAACTAGAGACGGCGACCGCCTCGACCAGATTTGCCTGAAAATATACGGGCGTACTGCAAAAACTACCGAAACCGTACTATATCAGGTTATTAATTATGGAATAACTGATATGCATTCAGTATTCCCCGCTGGGCAGGTCATCACGTTCCCGGATATTGATCCTGAACCGGTGCAAAAAGAGACACAACTATGGGACTGATAAATAATTCATACGTTGAAACGGGCGATCAGGCTTGGTCGCCAAATTTTTATATTTCCGTGGACAATAATGACATAACAGAAAAAATTAGAAGGGGACTTGTTAATATTTCTCTCACTGACTACGGTGGCTCTAACAAACAGACCGACGAGATCCGGGTGGCTATCGTCTCCGAAACGCTCCAGATCCCCGCGCGCGGGGTGACAGTGTCGCTGGGGCTGGGGTTTGGTACGAATATTATTGATAAGGGCGTTTTTGTCGTGGACGGCGCCAGCAGCGGTGGCGAGCCGAGGGTTGTAGAATTCACGGCGAAGGCGGCCCCCCTGAACGCGGCAAAAGGCGGTGCCACGGCACAGAGCAAAAAAACACGCTCCTGGACGGATCGCACTATTGGCGATATTGTCGCAAAAATTGCCAGCGAAAACGGACTTACGCCGCGTGTATCCACCCGGTTTGCCGACAGGGTAATTGAACAAATTGATCAGGTGAGCGAGTCCGATCTGAATTTACTGTCCCGCCTGGCGAACCGTTACGACGCTGTCAGCAAAATCTCGGGAGGCTACTGGATTTTTCTCCCCCGTGGTGCGGGCGAATCCGTCAGCGGTAAACCTCTAAAACAACACACTCTCACACGTACCGGTAGTTCGAGCTGGGGTTATTCCCGGAACGGGCGTAGCGGGGATAGCGGGGAATCGGCAGGGCCGACCTACGTTATCAAATACCACTCAACGGCAAACGGAGAGATCAAAGAACTACGGGCGGGCAGCGGAGGCGATCCGATTATTGAGTCGCCAGGCGTCGCCCCGTCGCTGGATGCCGCAAAAGAGATGGTTGCCGGTTTACAGGGCGGCAGTGAGAAAAAAGAATTCTCGTTTACACACACATCACCGGCTACGCCGGACCTGGTCGCCCTGACAGCCGAGTGCAGAATCACGACGTCTGGTTTTGGTTCGGTAGAGGACCGGGACTGGACGATCAACGCCCTGACCATGACGCTGGCCGAAAACGGATTTTCAATCCGCATGAGCCTGGAGTGACTATTTATTGAATTCCACAAAAAATAGAATACTATGACCCTTGTTAGATTGCGGTCGGTTGCAGATTTTAAATCAGCACGGGCACCACGAACAACAAACGACCCCGGCTACCAACCGGGGTTTTTTGTATCCGGCATCAGGAGCGGGCGTAAATCCTGCCCCATTTTTCCTGCATTTTAGCCGCCTTATTGCAGATCTCGACAATCTCCGGCGAGGTCATTGTGCGCAATTCGTCGTGATGAATAGCGATATAACCCCCTCTCATAGACAGTTCCTGATAGCTCTCCAGAGAGATAAAAATTTCATTCTGTCGACCGAGGCGGATATCGATTATTTGTCCTGCGCGGACGGTGGTCAGGTATTCGAAATTTGCCTCTACGGGAAAGACCGGCATAAAGGAGGGGGCTGGTGGTTGCGTTTTTTGCTGGAGCAACTCCGCTTCCATCCGGTCAAATTCAGCTATGTAAGCCTCTTTGAACGCCGCCGCTTTTTTACCAGTAAAGCCCATCACAAGGAAAATAAATCCGTTTTTCGTCATTTCGAAGGCCTCGATCTCACGCTCATCAAAGCCAGCTCGCGCAGTTACCACGACGGCGCAAAAGTTCGCCGTCGTGAAAGCGGGTGAGCATTCCAGTGATCTGATTTTTTTCAGTACGTCTTTATGTAGCTTGCCGAAGAAGTTGGCAACCGCGATTGATGTGGTAACGGGACGATTATTGTGAACGGTGATTTCTGGAATCACACAGGAGACTGATTCGATCATGATGACCTCGTTTGGTTTCTTCTAGAAAAGGGCCAAATGGCGCCGGGAGGCTAGAAACGGCCCAAACAGCCGCGGACTTATTTCCCATTACTGGGTGTTGTATTCGTCGCCCTCCCGACATTATCCGGGGTGTGTCCGCGCAATGCGTCCACTGAATGACAGGCATAAAAAATCCAACACTGACGGGGTTGGTTTTGGTCCGGCTTGGGGAGGTTTCTAGGCCTCGTATCAACATCATATAGCGACACGACTATTAACGTCAACTAACTAATCAGCCTCGCCAGTGCGGGGCTTAATTTTAATAGGGGTAAACATGGCAAAAATTGCAGGAATCTACGCCAACGGATTCGGCGCGCCCGTTCCCGGCGTAAAACTCGTTTTAACCGCGCGCACGACGAGCGCGGGCGTGATAATGACGACGAATGCAGCGCAGGACACCGGCGCTGACGGCTCGTACAGTTTTGACATGCTTTCTGGCGTGTACGTTGTGACGGCCAGCGGCGCGTATTTGGGCGTTATTAACGTTTGCCCCGACAGTCCGGACGGCACACTAAACGACTATTTAACCAATTTTAGCGCTGACGAAATGACCCCGGCAGCGCTGGCGGAAATTCAGGAGCTGGTGAAAGAGGCGCGGGACGCGGCAGCGGCGGCGCAGTCCAGCGCGGTAGCGGCAGAGGCATCCAAAACCGCCGCAGCCGGGAGCGCCAGCGCGGCAGAGGCCAGCGCCGGAGATGCGGAAGCCAGTGCAGCGGCGGCGAAAGAAAGCGCAGATCAGGCTAACTCAATCAAATCGCCAGGCGACCCCGGCACCTACGTTTTTGCAGCAACACAGACTTTCGGGTCTGACACTATCTACAAGGAATTTGGGGGCACTATGAAGGGATCGATGCTCATGCCGGGGTGTGTTGTTAAAGATCAGTCTGGAGAAACAAATTGGGGAGTCATAAAAAATAAAAGCGTGCATCCGGCATTTTCTGGAACCTGGTCATGTTGTGGCGTGGCTGCAAACGGGTACGGCGTGTCGCTGTGGTTGAGAATTGACACACCGGAGCTGCTCAGTACAAAACTGAAATCTGGTTACAGGCAGCAGCGCGTGCGAAATTGTTGTTACGCGAACGCCAGTAACACCGCTATTGATTGTGAGATTGACACGGTGCAGGGGTGGTTACCGTTTACTGCGTCACCGAACGACTCAACAGAGTACGGCCCTAAAATTTACGCAGCGGCAATCGCAGGCGATTATGGCGATGTGTTGGAGTATGCAGGCTGA